GTAGAAGTGCTGCATCAGTTATAAAAGAAATTCAAGAGAAAGCAGTTAAAGAAGTTATTAAAGCAGAGATTGAAGCTGCGCCTAAAGGCACTACTGTAGAAGAAGTTGTCAAGAAAATTCAAGCAACTGAACCACCTAATACTAGATTTGAACAAAAACCTGAGACAAAACCTGAGCCTGAAAATAAAGAAGAACGTAAAAGCTTGGTAGATAAAGGAAATGAGTTCTTTTCTGAATTGCCAGTAGGTCCTGTTACTCAAAAAATTAGAGATGAATTAGTACCTGACGTTGTTGCTCCAGGTGCTGAAACAACATCAACTCCTACATATAATGCATCTTTTGCTTCTAATCCTGTTATTTCTTCTGATGTAGGAAGCTCAACTGATGATGAAGTAGAAGCAGTATATGAAGGTATTACATTTGATTTTGCTCCAGGAGTAGACCCAGAAAAAGTTATTAAAGAATCTCAAGAATCTGTTGCTGAAGGAAGAGAATCTATATACGACACACCTAGTGGTGGGTCAGATGATTTTACAGATTATTTTGGACCAGGAACTCCAGGAGGAGTAATACCTACACCAAATGATGTGTTTAATCCTACAACACCACAACCTGTAGTACCTCCAGTAGTACCTACTGTTGCTTTAACTAATTATGCTAAAGGCGGAACTTGGTACGCAGTTACAGGATATCCTGGTTTACCAGTTGCTTATTTTATTGAATACACTTTGCCTGGCGGAAATAAAATTTATTATTATGCAGATAGATCAGATTTAGATGCTCTAGAAGGAATAGGTGCAGGTAATGAGCCACCTATCGCAGCAACTGTTTCTTATAATGATTTTAAACAAGGAAGAATATCCGGAGGCAGTATTGCTGATGTTGTGGGAACAGATGAAAATTATGCAACTAGAGTAGAAAGAACATTAATGGCTCCTACTGGAGATTTACTTTTACCAGAATGGGCAAACAATGATTTAGAAATAAAAGATTTGTTTTATATTGCAGTTGCTGAAAATTGGACCGACACTAAATTTTTAAGAGAAATGTCTAAAAAGAATTCTTTTAAAGAGAGATATCCTGCTTTTCAAGATATGCTTTCTTTAACAGGCGGGGATCACGAACAAGCTTTAGTTAACTATCAAGGATATGAAAGAAAAGTTAGAGAACTTAATAATAGGTATGGAGAAGAAACAGACCCAATTGCGTTAGCAGCTGAGTCTATTAAAAAAGGTTTTACTTTAGATGACCTAAGTCAAACCTATGATATTTTTGAAAGAGCAGAACAAAATGCAGGTGCGTTGTTAGCATTTCAAAGTGTTGTGAAAGCACAAGGTTTAGATTTTGATGTAACAAGTCCACAAGGTATTGTAGACTTCTTCAAAGGAGCTGCTCCTACGCAGATATACGACCTATACGAAGCAAGCTCTATTACTGAACAAGCTTCTAAATTGAATCTAGATAACCTCTCTGTGGAAGAAGCTTTAGAGATAGCTAAAAATACACCAGGTCAATTAACTAATCAACAAGTATCTAGTGCTTTGCAGTCAGCAGCTCAATCACTACTTAAATTTAGAGAATACATTGATTTAGGAAGTTATGGATTAGATGCTGACCAAGTTATAAATCTATCTTTAGGATACAAAGAGCCAGGTGGTATGACTGAAACAGAAATGGCAAGTGCTATGTCTAGAGTAATGCAACAAGACGAAAACTTACAAAATCTTTCTGGTAACTTGTTGCAAAACAATAATCTTCAACAAGGTAGACAAATCAGATCTATTGGTTAATATTGGTAATAACAAGAGATTACTCAAACCTCTTGTTTGAAATAACTGGCTTTGAGTTAAGTAAGTAAAAGAATACCACTCGATCCCTATAAGAGTGTGTAGACATAATAGGAGTAATAATGTCAGAACAACAAGAAGGAGCTGGTTTGTCAAACGAAGAATCTATCCCAAATTTACGCGAAGCTTTAGACAAAGCTACTAGCGATAAAAATACGCTGCAAGATCAATTTAACGAAGTATCAGGTGAACTCAAGGGGATGAAAGCAAAAGAAGCTTTCAGAGCTGGTGGTTTCCAAGATTCTCACGCTGAATTGTTTTTAAAAGCAAATCCTGAAGCAGAAATCAATAATGATACCGTTACAGAGTTTGTTACTGCGTATAATTTAACGCCTCAAAGTGCACCTGTGGAGCAATCTGCTGGTTTAACAGATATAGGAAAAGTTGCTGATAACTCAAGTCCTGCCGTCATTGGAACTGCTGAAGCAGGAAAAATGACTAAGCAGCAATATAAGAAGTTACAAGTATCTGATCCAACTGCCGCACACGAAGCTTTAATAAAAGGAAACGTTCAGATGAGAGAAGACAATTACGTTGCTAACCAAGCTTTTGATAAGTAATTAATAAAAGAAGGGAAGTGACTTAAATGGTCGACTTTACAAGTAACGATACGAATACAACTACGTATGATGATACAGTTTACGCTGCAATCATTAACGATGATATTCTCGATGCTTTACAAGCAGCCGTTGTGACTCCTCCACTTTTAGCTATGTTCGATTTATCAGGACAACCGTCTAAAGCAGTAGACATTCCGATAGCTGATGCTGAATCAGCTGCCGCAGTTGCAGAAGGTGCAGAGCTTGCAAATACAGCTCTCTCAACTTCTAAAGCTACTCTTACTGCTTCTGAAGTTGGAATCATGGCAACAATCACAGACGTATTAGACGTATCTTCTATTGCGGCTACTCGTGGTGCTCAAATGAGACAAATGGGTAACGCAGTAGCACAAAAGATAGACGTTGATATCTGTGCATTGTTAGCTGGATTTGGTACTGCAGTAGGTACTTCTGGTGCAAACTTATCTCTTGCTAACTTATTCTCAGCAATTTACACTCTAGAAGCAGCTAATGCTCCTGGACCGTATGTGGGTGTTTTACATCCAGTTCAAATTGCTGACTTAAGAACTGCCGTAGAAGGATCCTCTTCAGGAATCTTCACAGGTGGTGGCGTGAGATCAGGTGCTGGCGAAATAGGAACAAACGAAGATACTGGATATTTCGGTAACTTTATGGGAATTGATTTTTATCAATCCACCAACGTTCCTACCGCTAACTCTGCCGCTGACCGTGCTGGTGGTGTATTTTCTAAAGATTATGCACTCGGTATGGTACAGAAATGGCCCGCTAAAACAGAAATCATGCGTTGGGCTCCAATTCGTGGTTTCGTTGTAGTAGTGTCATCTATGTATGGCGTTGGAGAAATCGTTGACTCGGCTGGTGTGGAAATCACAACAGACGCTTAAGCGTTTAAGTCTGGGTAGGCAGAAAGTTTTATTGTCGTGTGTTCCTACCAACACACACGACTAAGGAGAATCTATGACCGAAAAGAAAAAAAGAGCTAAAGATGACAAAGGTCAATTCATAGCTGATGATCCAAGCACGCCTGATGTTAATGAAGCTTATGTCCAGGAAGATAAAGATTCTGGATATGTAAACACTAAAAAGTTTAAAAAACAAACTTTAAAGTTTACTGCTCAAGGTAAATATCCTGATGGAAGAAAAGTTCCATTCAAGAATATGAAAACTATGAAAGCTTTACAAGTAGATCCTGACGGAATAATTACAGGAAATGTAGTTCAATTACCTTGGGAAGCTACTGTTAACAATGGTGTAGCAGGAGATCCCAATGACCAAATAGGTCTAAAGAAGTACGAGAGAAAAGGTTTTATTTTCTGTGTTGAAGCAGACGGTACACCTATGTTTTCTACTCTTTGGGACGACTGGTCTGAATATGATGCAGCATACGAAGCTAGAATGAGAAAAGCATTCCAAGGCGAAGCTGGTAAGTTTGGCGCTAATGCTACAACAAGCAGGACAATGGCTGGTGTCTGAAAAGAAGAAGAAACCTAAATTAAAGGACGCTTCCAAATTAATGGAAGATTCTTTTGGTTTAGACAAACATCTCAAACCTAGGGCTTCTCAGTTAGGTGATGAAGACCTAGGTGATGGGATGTTTCAAAAGAAAGTTAGAGTTCATAGAGATGCTTCTGGAGAAGTTTCTCAATTACTTGATGCTGATTCTCCTTTAACTAAAGAAGAAGAAATGGCACAAATGAAAGTTTATTCTAAAGTTGCAGAGCAACCTCCTGTAATTAAACAACCTCCTAGGACAGATAGAGGAAAAGTAATTCATATACTTGCAACTCGACTGTTTCAAGACTATGTTAAGAATGCGAGCAATATGACTAGACCGAATCCACTTAGAGACGGTATACCAGGTTGTGCATGCCCTATTAAGAGTGAAATTGGATGTGTGGATTTTTGTGGTCAAGATAAGCTCGGTCCTAGAAGATGGACGGCATCAGCACAAGAGGTATACGATTGGATAGTAGAGATGGTAAAGCGAAGAGCTAACATAGTGGACTCTAGTAAGAAGAGTAGGTAATGGCAACTGCAGCCGTTGTTCAACAACGCATAAAAGATTACCTTTATGGATCTGACTATCTCAAAAGACCTTTTACAGATTTTTTAAATCAAAGTGGAAATGTATCTAGCACAGACACAGTTATTACTGTTACGAATATAAATAGTTGGGCAGCAGGAGATGTTGTTGAGTTTATTACTGGAGAACAAGCTTATATAAAAAGCATTGATGTAGACAATAGTAGGTTTACTGTTGCTAGAGCTTGGAACGGAACTACTGCAGCAACTGTAACAGACCTAACCGCAATTGAAAAAAATCCTAAGTTTACTTTATCTAAAATAAATAATGCAATTGATTCAATAATAAAAGAATTGTATCCAGAAGTTTATGTCTTTGGTACTGGTAGTGCGACTGCAAATAAAAACAGTTATTTCTACACAACTGCAGATACTGGTTTAAAAGAAGTTTTATCAGTTTATTACCCAAGGTCAGGATCACTTGGTAGTGACGAGCCATGGGTTTTAAATACTTGGAAAATGACAAAGCACATGCACACATCTGGTTTTGCAAACGGCATTGGTATAACTATGTGGGATTATGGAGAGCTATCTCACGGCGACACCTTTTACTACACCTTTAAAAAGAAAATAGGAGCTACTGCAGATTTAGATGACAGACAAGTCGAACTCGTTGTTATAGGAGCAGTCTATAAACTTATGGGCTCTACTGTGCCTTCTAGTACTAACGACACCAGAGATCAACGCCAGGTAGTTCAACCAGGACAAGAAGCTAGAGATTCTAATTGGTTTTATGGTGAGTATCTAAGAGCTAGAAAAGAAGAGAATATGCGTCTTAAGGAAGAAGAAAGATTTGTTCTAACAAGTAGGCAAACTAGAAGACAAAGAACATATCGTGATTGATGGGTATTTTCACATTAAACTGGGGACTTATAAATATCGCCTAGCAGTCAATGCAGCTGACGATCATTATAAAGCTAGACTACTTCCTCTTAACATTTCAAATGCACAAGTTGTGCAATCATCTGAGCCTAAGTATGACTTAAGACCAGATACTGCCGTATGGGAGTTAACTGATTGGTCAGCTGGAGAAGGCTTTAAAAAATGGGACAGGGAAAAAGGTAACGCTTACGATTTTAGTACAAACATAGATGCACTACACACTCCTGGAAGTATAAGACTTTCTAAAGGTGTTGAGTCAGCTGGAACTAATGTAAACAAAACAGGTACATTAGTTAAAGCATCAGACAAATTGCTGCACTTTTCTTCTTCTGATGATTCTGTTGCTACTTACTCTGGTACTTTAGCTAACACGACTTGGGACGTACAAGATGCTGGTGGAACAGATATAGCAGATGATGACTACTTTGCAGTAAGAGGCGATGGTGACGGTAAATATGTATTTATACCAGTTAGTGGAGGACTAAGTGATATATATAGATTTGAAGTACAAGACACTTATACAGATGATTTTGCAGATACAGACAAATGGGTTGACTCAGATAGTCAAGACGTTTTTGAAAGACCTTTAGTCAAAATAGGAAGTCATTTGTATGCAGTACATATAACAGGAGAAAAGATTTCTGTTATAGAATACAATGCGTTCTCAACTTCTACACCTCCAGTTACTGGTACTGAAATATTTGTAGTGCACGAAGGTAACTTAGACGCTGGAAGTAATCAAGGTATTCTTGCTAGAGGCGATAATGAGTTGTTTGTTTGTGTAAGAACTAAAGCTGGTGAAAGTGTTTTGTATAGAATTGTTCCTGGTACTGCTTTAGGCGATAGCTTTGGAGTAGAAGTAGCTAGAATGCCTGGTTTTGCAGTAGATTGTATTTGGTATGCAGCAGGTGTTCTACTTATGGCTGGTACATCTTCAACTACAGGTATAGACGAAAGAACAATTTATTATGTAAGAGGAACTGAATTTGGTACATTTGGAATTTTAAGGCAAGATGAAGATTTTACTGCAGGTAAATTAATAACAAGCACAGATGCTTCTCGTATGGATAGAACTTTCTTCTTAGCTCCTACTGGATCATCTGCTAATACTTGGACATTGTTTACTATAGACTTGTTAACTGGAGGCATCTTTGGTGGTCCAGAGTTTACGGCAGTAAGAGATCCAAACTCAGTAGTAGATTTCTTAGGAAGAACATTTGTATCTGAAAATAAAGGCAGCTCTAATACACAATCGTACAGAACTGCTGCAACTTATGCTTCTACTGGATCTCTTTACAGTTCAGTACACGATTTTGATATAGCTGAAGAAAAGACTTTAATGTCTGTTAGATTAGCTACAGAGCCATTACCAGCAAATACCTCTGTGCAAATTCACTATCAAAAAGACCAAGATGGAACTTGGACATCTGCTGGAACATATGATACAGATGACGGAACAGGAGTTACTTTTACAATATCTTCTAGTGCTTCCTCTGTTAAGTTTAAAAATTTACAGTTAAAAATAACATTAGCAACAAGTAATACTGCAGTTACACCTGTAGTCAGGTCTCTTCAAATTAGATCTACTCCTTCTGAGTATGTTAAAGAATGGGATTTAGTACTGGATATAAGCGATGAAGACGCACAAGCTCAAAGTAGAGCGTTTAGTGGGTCTCAATTAATAGACTATATAAAAGCTGAGGCAGACACAGAAAACATATTGACTTTTCAAAATGGTTATGAAGTTGCAGCTAGTGGCTCTTACGATACGCATAGTGTAATGATAAGAGAATATAGTTTGCAATTAGATACACCTGGACAAGGTGTTGCTAATATTAAAGTTAGAGAAGTGGAGTAATATGTATCAACCAATAAGTGATTTTTTTGACCTAAGACCTGCAAGAGAAGCAAGGTTTGACGTTTCTCGTAGTTTGCAATTTGTAAAAGCAAATGGTGTCAAAAGTAACGTATCTTTGATAACTGAAGACAATCAGACTAAACTTCCTTTTGTGAAAACAAATGGATCAACAAGT